TCTCTTCACGGGCGATCTGCTGGTAGTGACGCGCCCAGCTCTGAGCCTCAAGACGATCCTGAATGTAATAAGCGTTCATGGCTGAACTCCTGAAATAGCTGTGAAAATATCGCCCGCGAAATGCCGGGCTGATTAGGAAAACAGGAAAGGGGGTTAGTGAATGCTTTTGCTTGATCTCAGTTTCAGTATTAATATCCATTTTTTATAAGCGTCGACGGCCTCACGAAACATCTTTTCATCGCCAATAAAAGTGGCGATAGTGAATTTAGTCTGGATAGCCATAAGTGTTTGATCCATTTTTTGGGACTCCTGGCTGATTAAGTATGTCGATAAGGCGTTTCCATCCGTCACGTAATTTACGGGTGATTCGTTCAAGTAAAGATTCGGAAGGGCAGCCAGCAACAGGCCACCCTGCAATGGCATATTGCATGGTGTGCTCCTTATTTATACATAACGAAAAACGCCTCGAGTGAAGCGTTATTGGTATGCGGTAACGCCGCGCTCAGGCGGCTTTGATAGTCATATCATCTGAATCAAATATTCCTGATGTATCGATATCGGTAATTCTTATTCCTTCGCTACCATCCATTGGAGGCCATCCTTCCTGACCATTTCCATCATTCCAGTCGAACTCACACACAACACCATATGCATTTAAGTCGCTTGAAATTGCTATAAGCAGAGCATGTTGCGCCAGCATGATTAATACAGCATTTAATACAGAGCCGTGTTTATTGAGTCGGTATTCAGAGTCTGACCAGAAATTATTAATCTGGTGAAGTTTTTCCTCTGTCATTACGTCATGGTCGATTTCAATTTCTATTGATGCTTTCCAGTCGTAATCAATGATGTATTTTTTGATGTTTGACATCTATTCATATCCTCACAGATAAAAAATCGCCCTCACATTGGAGGGCAAAGAAGATTTCCAATAATCAGAACAAGTCGGCTCCTGTTTAGTTACGAGCGACATTGCTCAGTGTATTCACTCGTTGGAATGAATACACAGTGCAGTGTTTATTAGTATGCCTGTCTTTTAACCACATCAGGCTCGGTGGTTCTCGTGTACCCCTACAGCGAGAAATCGGATAAACTCTATTCACCCCTACAGAGAGCAAAAGAGAAACGCCGATGAACAACTCATGGTGGCAGGAACTAATGCATTTTTTCCTGCAAGGAATGACACTTAAACAGTTGATTCATATGCTAATCATCCTGATCATATTGATTATTGTTATGCCTGTAAGCGTAAAAGAATGGATAAACCTGCATAATCCAGAAATCCTTCCTCATTACTGGATGTATTACATCCTGTTGTTTTGCGTTAGCTATGTGCTTAACGGCGTTGTTAATTCCGCTTATCACGCTGTGACTGTAAGAATTGAGATATTCGCTGCTCAGAAGCGCAAATCTAAAGAAGAGAAATACGTGCAAGATTTGTTTGATTCGTTAACTCTTGGAGAAAGAGCGTATTTGGCATTCGCTGTAGCCGCTAATAACCAGCTAAAGACAGAAAAGGGAAGCCCTGAAGCAATCTCATTGCTCGAAAAAGGGCTTCTTATTCGGGTACCTTCTGCTACTGGATATCCTGAAATCGACCGTTTTGTTATCCCGGAACGCTATAGAAATGAGTGCTACATTAGGTTTGCTGGGAAGAAAGACAGTCTTATGGATGAACTTATCGCTCAGGATAAGCATGGCAAAAACAAGTAATTAGCAAATGAATTTATCATCTCGCCGTCAGTTGTTTTGATTTCCGGTAGCCTGCCGCGTAAATAGCTACGTTTGGCAGGCAAACACTTCCACTGCATTCATCTACTTTCTTGCAGCGAAGGCTTCCGAGTGATATTGCTTTTTCAGAAAGGCTTAACCGCTTTCTCGGGTCTTCCTGAACAGGTTCCTCACTGTCTGTGCCGAAGATCGAATCGATGATGTTGCAGATGGAATCACGCTCGATGGCCAGCTTTCTGCGCCGCTCATGACGGCGAGTTTTGGCATTTCCTGCAAATGTTGATTTTCCGTACACGATTACCGTCATGATGTTTTCCTCATGTGAAATGGCTTTGGTGGTGATGCGCCAGATGCTGATCTTCTGGTTGCTGTCGTTACTGCTGCAATTCACATCACCCCAAACCCATCTCGTTTGGTATCTGTTCGCGCTTTGTCAGCGCATCATCGAAGTTAAAGAGCCTGCCAATCTGTTCCGTTTGGCTGCCAGCGTCCTGCTGATGGCGATTATAATGAACCAATAGTTCGATATTATCAAGAACTATAAGTACGAATTGTTTGTGGTTCATTAACTTAATGAGATATGTTTTTGATATGTAAAGGAATTTATTTTTGTAAAGATTGAAGATTGGTCAGTAGGAGAGAAAGAATTGTTTGCTGGCGTGTTAGTTCGTGGGTTAGCACATGTGCGGATGTTAAATAAGGTAGACGATCGTGAGGAAAAGAAAAACCGGCGCTGAGGCCGGGTATAATTATTTGATTATTTCTTTTATAAAGACTTCTTTCGGTTGGTATTTTTTATCTGATGATTTGAGCTGGTACGTTATTGTTATATCAGCACGTACAGAAAATTTACCTGCAAAATCTGATGGGTTTACGTTGGGGCCAAGAACCATATTTACTCTTCGATCTATTAATCCAGGGATAACAGCAGCCCAACCTTTCTCTGGATTGTCGAGGTCTAATGCACGGATTTCAACATCAACATCAAAATGATCCTGAGTATATGACTCTGGTGTGAAGACAACTTCAGTTGGGGCTTTTTTAATGGTTTCAGCGGGAATGGTCACTGTACCACCCCCTGTACCTATGACCATCGTAGATCCTTCGTCTGCCCTAGCTGGGGCAAGCGTCTTAATGGAACTTTTGGCAAGAGTCTTCTTATTGGTTACCGTGCTTTCTATGATTGCTTGAAGACGGTCAGGTGAAATATTAGCCTCACCGGCACCAATATTGATGATTGTATTGTTATTTGCTTCAAAGTGGGAGGTGTTGCTTGGAGCCATAGCCTTAGTTGCTAGAACTAAGCCATATCCAACCAGACCAATAACAACAGCACCAACGAGAGCGTTTCTCATTTTCCCATTTCCGATCTTTGCATGAGCGCCAGCAAGAAACTTGTCCATTTCTTCTTGGCTACCAAAGAGGAGTTTAATAACAATATCTTCATAAAGGCTTCCTGCTTCTAATCGCGCAACATGCACCGATATATCAAGGATATTAGCCCCTGTCAGTTCCTGCAAAACACCTTCTGATTGTTTTGCGATGGCCTCCCACCCTTGAAGGGAGGTAATCACATCTTTGATGCTTACAGGTTCTTTAGTTGAATAATATATGTTTTCGGTAAAGGTTAAAGATAATTCTTGGGACATCCGAGCCCTCGCTGTTTCTTTCGATTTGCTGTGTTAAGCTAATATTTTAATATCCATGTTTCTGTTTGCTTGCAGTGTGTTTCTCACCACCATCCAAACGTACTGGTTACTAGCTATGTGATGATGAAGTCATGAACTTTTCAGCCATTCCCTGGCCTCGATGTCATCTAGGTGGCGAGATTGCTTCAGAATACCAGCTACATACTCCACCTTTGCTACTTGATGATAAGGCAACGTTATTGGCCTGTGGTCTTGGTTGATGCTTGTAAATTGGTATTCTCCGTCTCTGTCATAGCCAAGAACCTTGATCATGTTGTGCCCTTCAATGGTTCTGACAAACACCTCATCACCTGGGAATACTTTGGTGTTAGGCTCAATGAGTACATATTCTCCTGATTTTATTCTGGGCCACATGCTGTCTCCTTTTACACGAAGACCAAAGGCATCTGGATCATCGCTATAAATCTTGAGCCACCCATCGCGCTCTTCGGTCATCTCGATGGCACCATCAACACCAAGAATTGCCTCACCAACCACGCGCACTAACCCTTTTTTTAATTTGCCAACAATTGAAAAAGTATCTTCATCATTCGCTCCATTTAACGAAGTGCCGTGCTGAAGCCAAACAACATCAACGTTTAGAAATTTCGCAAGCGCATTCATTTTTTCCTGGCGTGGTAAAGACTCAGCATTAAACCATTTGCTAACGCCTTTGGACGAAAGAGAAAGGGCACGGGCTATGGCCATTCCCCTACCATGTTCATCAAGACCAGCTTCTTTACAGGCTTGCGCTAGCCGCTGGGCGAATTCTTTGCGCACTTTTTCATTCTGAACCATGAGTACGATACTAAAGCACTTGCAAAAACTTTCAGTTCAACCATAATGCGTACTGAAAGTACGAAAAAGGACATTCCTATGCAAAATCTTGATGAGCCGATTAAAGGTGTCGGCATCCCTGAAGTTGCGAAGGCTTGTGGAGTTAGCGAAAGGGCTGTCTATAAGTGGCTCAAAAACGGCTTCCTCCCTAAGACTGAGTTTTTTGGGAAAACGAAATACGCATCAAAAATCGAAGAGATTTCTGGTGGCAAATATCAAGCAAGCGAAATGCTTGAAATAAGCAAAAAGAACCTTCTGGCAGCATAAGTAACACCGCTCTTTATCAATCTGCACCGCCGACAACGCGGTAACTAATTAAGAACTCATCGAAAGATGCGTATTAGTGATTATTTACCTATGGAAATAGTAAGAAATGGAACAAACAAATTACAGCAAACTATCACAGCGCGACGTTGATCGCGCAGAAACAGATTTACTTATCAACCTGTCAACGCTTACTCAGCGCGGTCTGGCAAAGATGATTGGCTGTCATGAATCGAAGATAAGCAGAACAGACTGGAGGTTTATAGCTTCGGTCTTGTGTGCTTTTGGCATGGCATCAGACATCAGTCCGATTAGCAGAGCTTTTAAGTATGCGCTTGATGAAATCACCAATAAAAAACGCCCGGTGTGCAAGACCGAGCGTTCTGAACAAATCCAGATGGAGTTCTGAGGTCATTACTGGATCTATCAACAGGAGTCATTATGACAAATACAGCAAAAATACTCAACTTCGGCAGAGGTAACTTTGCCGGACAGGAGCGTAATGTGGCAGATCTCGATGATGGTTACGCCAGACTATCAAATATGCTGCTTGAGGCTTATTCGGGCGCAGATCTGACCAAGCGACAGTTTAAAGTGCTGCTTGCCATTCTGCGTAAAACCTATGGGTGGAATAAACCAATGGACAGAATCACCGATTCTCAACTTAGCGAGATTACAAAGTTACCTGTCAAACGGTGCAATGAAGCCAAGTTAGAACTCGTCAGAATGAATATTATCAAGCAGCAAGGCGGCATGTTTGGACCAAACAAAAACATCTCAGAATGGTGCATCCCTCAAAACGAGGGAAAATCCCCTAAAACGAGGGATAAAACATCCCTCAAATTGGGGGATTGCTATCCCTCAAAACAGGGGGACACAAAAGACACTATTACAAAAGAAAAAAGAAAAGATTATTCGTCCGAGAATTCTGGCGAATCCTCTGACCAGCCAGAAAACGATCTTTCTGTGGTTAAACCGGATGCTGCAATTCAGAGCGGCAGTAAGTGGGGAACAGCAGAAGACCTGACCGCCGCAGAGTGGATGTTTGACATGGTGAAGACCATCGCGCCATCAGCCAGAAAACCGAATTTTGCTGGGTGGGCTAACGATATCCGCCTGATGCGTGAACGTGACGGACGTAACCACCGCGATATGTGTGTGCTTTTCCGCTGGGCCTGCCAGGACAACTTCTGGTCCGGTAACGTGCTGAGTCCGGCCAAACTCCGCGACAAGTGGACCCAGCTCGAAATCAACCGTAACAAGCAACAGGCTGGCGTGACAGCCGGAAAACCAAAACTCGACCTGACAAACACTGACTGGATTTACGGGGTGGATCTATGAAAAACATCGCCGCACAGATGGTTAACTTTGACCGTGAGCAGATGCGTCGGATCGCCAACAACATGCCGGAACAGTACGACGAAAAGCCACAGGTACAGCAGGTAGCGCAGATCATCAACGGTGTGTTCAGCCAGTTACTGGCAACTTTCCCGGCGAGCCTGGCTAACCGTGACCAGAACGAACTGAACGAAATCCGCCGCCAGTGGGTTCTGGCTTTCCGGGAAAACGGGATCACCACAATGGAACAGGTTAACGCAGGAATGCGCGTAGCCCGTCGGCAGAATCGACCATTTCTGCCATCACCCGGGCAGTTTGTTGCATGGTGCCGGGAAGAAGCATCCGTTATCGCCGGACTGCCAAACGTCAGCGAGCTGGTTGATATGGTTTACGAGTATTGCCGGAAGCGAGGCCTGTATCCGGATGCGGAGTCTTATCCGTGGAAATCAAATGCGCACTACTGGCTGGTTACCAACCTGTATCAGAACATGCGGGCCAATGCGCTTACTGATGCGGAATTACGCCGTAAGGCCGCAGATGAGCTTGTCCATATGACTGCGAGAATTAACCGTGGTGAGGCGATCCCTGAACCAGTAAAACAACTTCCTGTCATGGGCGGTAGACCTCTAAATCGTGCACAGGCTCTGGCGAAGATCGCAGAAATCAAAGCTAAGTTCGGACTGAAAGGAGCAAGTGTATGACGGGCAAAGAGGCAATTATTCATTACCTGGGGACGCATAATAGCTTCTGTGCGCCGGACGTTGCCGCGCTAACAGGCGCAACAGTAACCAGCATAAATCAGGCCGCGGCTAAAATGGCACGGGCAGGTCTTCTGGTTATCGAAGGTAAGGTCTGGCGAACGGTGTATTACCGGTTTGCTACCAGGGAAGAACGGGAAGGAAAGATGAGCACGAACCTGATTTTCAAGGAGTGTCGCCAGAGTGCCGCGATGAAACGGGTATTGGCGGTATATGGAGTTAAAAGATGACCATCTACATTACTGAGCTAATAACAGGCCTGCTGGTAATCGCAGGCCTTTTTATTTGGGGGAGAGGGAAGTCATGAAAAAACTAACCTTTGAAATTCGATCTCCAGCACATCAGCAAAACGCTATTCACGCAGTACAGCAAATCCTTCCAGACCCAACCAAACCAATCGTAGTAACCATTCAGGAACGCAACCGCAGCTTAGACCAAAACAGGAAGCTATGGGCCTGCTTAGGTGACGTCTCTCGTCAGGTTGAATGGCATGGTCGCTGGCTGGATGCAGAAAGCTGGAAGTGTGTGTTTACCGCAGCATTAAAGCAGCAGGATGTTGTTCCTAACCTTGCCGGGAATGGCTTTGTGGTAATAGGCCAGTCAACCAGCAGGATGCGTGTAGGCGAATTTGCGGAGCTATTAGAGCTTATACAGGCATTCGGTACAGAGCGTGGCGTTAAGTGGTCAGACGAAGCGAGACTGGCTCTGGAGTGGAAAGCGAGATGGGGAGATCGGGCTGCATGACTATCAAATCAAATACGCCAGCACACGACAAGGACTGCTGGCAAACGCCGCTTTGGCTTTTTGATGCACTGGATATTGAGTTTGGATTCTGGCTGGATTCGGCAGCGAGCGACAAAAATGCTCTGTGTGCTCACTGGCTAACTGAGGCCGACGACGCGCTCAATTCTGAGTGGGTAAGCCACGGTGCAATCTGGAATAACCCACCGTACAGCAATATCAGGCCGTGGGTGGAAAAAGCCGCTGAGCAGTGCATACAACAGCGACAGACGGTAGTTATGCTTGTGCCAGAGGATATGTCAGTCGGATGGTTCAGCAAGGCTCTGGAGAGTGTCGACGAAGTTCGCATTATCACTGATGGACGGATTAATTTTATCGAACCATCGACAGGGCTGGAGAAGAAGGGAAACAGCAAAGGCTCCATGCTGCTGATTTGGCGACCGTTCATCAGTCCTCGACGGATGTTTACTACCGTATCCAAAGCGGCATTGATGGCGATCGGGCAGGGCGTCAGGAGGGCGGCATGAGGCGACAGCGACGAAGTTTCACCGACATCATCTGCGAAAACTGCAAATACCTTCCAACGAAACGCTCCAGAAATAAACGCAAGCCAATCCCAAAAGAATCTGACGTAAAAACCTTCAATTACACAGCTCACCTGTGGGATATCCGGTGGCTAAGATATCGTGCGAGGAAATGACAATGGATTATTCACAGTTAAGTGATTTTGAAATTAACAGAATGGTAGGAGACATAATTTTTAAAGGCCTTTGGGCAAGTAAACCGGAAACATCAGGGAATAACACCAACAAATGGTATTACGGAAATGCTGATACAACTTTTGAGCCATTAAATCATTTGCCTGACTACTGCAATGATCCGAGCGCTTCATGGCCGATTATTGAGAAATACAGGATTTCTATCTTAGACCAGTTAACTGAATGGTGTGTGGATGCAAAAGGCGTAAGCCCAATATTTGATACCAGACCTCTCCGCGCCGCCATTATTGTCTTTCTCCTGATGCAGGAGGCCAATAATGCTTAGCCCATCTCAATCCCTTCAATACCTGAAAGGAAGCATAGAGCGGGCTTCAATGTGCACAGAGTGGATTCTATCTAGGTTTAGCGCATACAGAAGATTGCCGGTAAAGGGCATGCCAAGCAAGTCGATGCTGCATATGCAAAAGAATGCGCGCGGGAAGGTATGGCGAGAACGCAGGTTATCTGGCTGAAAGAGGGGGTAATTAAGGCGTGAATACTTACCACATCACACTACCCTGGCCTCCGAGCAATAATCGCTATTATCGCCATAATCGCGGGCGCACGCACGTCAGCGCAGAGGGGCAGGCATACCGCGATAACGTCGCCCGAATCATTAAAAACGCAATGCTGGATATCGGCCTGGCGATGCCTGTGAAAATCCGCATTGAGTGCCACATGCCGGATCGCCGTCGCCGTGACCTGGATAATCTGCAAAAAGCCGCTTTTGACGCACTCACCAAAGCAGGTTTCTGGCTGGATGATGCTCAGGTCGTTGATTACCGCGTTGTGAAGATGCCTGTTACCAAAGGTGGGAGGCTGGAATTGACCATCACCGAAATGGGGAATGAATGATGTTTGAGTTTTATATGGCAGAACGTCTTCGCCACCGCTGGGTGCGTCTGCGCTTATATCGTTTCCCCGGTTCTGTTTTGACCGATTACCGAATACTGAAGAATTACGCCAAAACACTGACAGGAGCAGGAGTATGAAGTCAGAGATAACAATCAACTAATACTGTTTTGCTGATTTTTGCTTGTAATTGGCGTTCTGGTCTGATTTTTGTGGAGTAAGTTGATGCGTGATATTCAGATGGTTCTTGAGCGTTGGGGAGCGTGGGCGGCTAATAATCATGAAGATGTGACCTGGTCGTCCATTGCCGCCGGTTTTAAGGGATTAATTCCTTCAAAAGTAAAATCTCGCCCGCAATGTTGTGACGATGACGCGATGATCATTTGCGGGTGCATGGCCCGTCTGAAAAA